TAATTCAGGCAGTTAGAGATACGGCTCAAGAGATGTTCGGCGTTCAAGAACCAAAGCCGAAATCGAAGATGGAATTTAGCGATCGTGCTGGTTTTGAGGAGGAAGCTGGGATCCGTAAAGGCGGAATCCGTGGGGTTGTATGGCGATGGGCGGTTCAGCAAGGTTTTATTATTGCTGAAAAAACGATCATCCGGATGTGGTTTAATCCACTTACCGGTTTGAAGACCGAGTTTGACTACCCAGAGCTACGCAATTACCCTAAGATTTGGGACCAGCTTATGCGGTTATTCATTGCCGAGAAGCAGGTAGCGAGACCTACATTATGTAGAGTTGCTACAATTTTCGAGCCGTTGAAAGTACGGCCGATCACGGCTGGGGAAGCTTTAACCTATGGTCTGGGTAAAGCATTTCAAAAACCCTTGTGGGACGCTCTTCAGCGATTTCCCTGCTTCACATTCACTGGTTGTCCAGCGGGTGAAGCGACCGTGAGTCAGCAGATGTCAGTTCGGATGCCCCATGAACTTTTGGGGTATGACCCCGACGCGAATCAATTTGAATCCGCGGATTATCAGGGAGCGACAAACTACATGCATTCTGACTTGACCACTGCTATCTTGGACACCGTATATCCCGATCCTCTCTGGCGAAAGATTGCGAGCCGTTTGGTGGAATCACATGAGATCCACTACTACCGACACACTCCAGGTAGAGGCCGAGAATTAGTCAGGTCAATTCTCCAGAACTCTGGACAGCTGATGGGTTCTATGATCAGCTTTCCTCTTTTGTGCTGCGTCAACGTGGCTGTCCTCCGTGCAGCTTATGAGCGACATTATGGTTATAAGTTTTCTCTTTTCGAACTGCCTGCCTTGATCAATGGCGACGACCTAGCAGCTCGAGTCCCCCATGCTCTTCATGAACTTTGGGATTCGTGGTTGCCATATGTTGGATTTAAGAAATCCCCGGGAAAGTCTTACTATTCACCGGATTGGGTTCAGATCAATTCACGAACCTTTGACATAGAGTATGAACCTCGGTTGGAGCGTTATCTAGTGTCTCGACAACGATCCTATGTTAATTTTGGTATCGTTGAGGGGTATAAGAAAGGAATTGAAGTACAGCATGAGCCTGTACTCGAGAACGTGTCTGCTCGTCTTGGAACGGTTCGTAAAGAATTTGCGAATCTTCCTGAGAATGTACGAAGAAGGACCGAACAGTTGTTCGCGGAACGTTACACGCAACGTGCTAACGATGCCTTTAAGAAAGGGCTCGTCCCCTTCGTCCCGTCCGTTACTAATCCAGTCTCTTTGGGAGGTTTAGGCTTCCATGACTACGACATTCGGTACGCTTTTGAGAAGAATAAAATCGACTTTAAAGCGGTTGCTGAGTCTTTGGGTTGGACTTATAAAAAGCCAACCGTGTCGGAGTACCTATCAGGTGAGCTGTTGAAGGATACGGAAAGGTGGGAGTATCATCTAGAAGATATACCTGTAACATACGAAGGGTGGGAATGTCTGCAAGAGCACAGGCGTAGGCTGGAGATGGGCGATAAAGCAGCCCGGTGGGTCGCCTGGGAGCGCGACGGGTCGAAGAGTGAAGAGATTGATCATAATCTAAAGGACGATTTTGATATCCCCTCAGCGGATCGGGTTGAACAAGCTACCCCGTCTCAACAAATTGAGATTGTAGGCGCCTCTGTCAACTATAATATCCGTTTTGAGAGTGGAATCGACCACGAAAGGTGGGGTCATCCCGAGGAATACGATTGAACTTCCTCTATCGGCG